CACTTACGCGGGGCAAGGCTACACTTACGACCCTGATCTTGACGAGTTCATAGCACCAACACAACCCGAGGAGAGCCCCAGTGAGCAAAATTGAGGAAGAACTACACACCGACACGCCACAAGAAACCGAGTCTAAGCCGGTGAAAAAAGCAGCACCAAAACCGGCCAAACCGATTACGCAGACAGACCGAGCCCGGGCAGTAGTCCGAGCCAAACTCAAAGGCTAACGCGTGGACGTCGGCGACACAGTAGGAATCGTGGCAACATGCCTCGGGATCCTCGCAATCATGGGCACCGGGCTAGTGTGGCTCATTCGTAACGTGGTACGGGACGAAATAAAAAAAGCCACAATGCCAATCCAGCCCGGCTACCGCAACGGCGGATCATCACTTGCCGACCTCGCCCAGAAAGTCGACCGGCTCATAGCCCGAATGGAGGACACACAATGATTAAGAAATGGCTTGCCGAAACGTGGGAAGGCTCCCTCGTAAAAATTGCGGGTGGAGCTGCACTCGGCGCGGTACTCTCATGGCTAACGACTGCGGATGTTCACCCGCTTATTGTGGCACTCGGTGCCGCAGTCATCCCGGTGATCATTAACGCGCTTAACGGTGACGACCCTCGATATGGAAGGCACAGTAATGCCGAAACTCTGTAAGGGCGGTGCTCGGCTACGCGACCAGATAGATCACAGGTGGCCGAAGCGCGACAAGCGTAGCGACGGCTGGATAGGCGACAGTGCACACGCGGCCCGAAAATCTGACCATAATCCCAACAAGGCCGGCATCGTTCACGCGATAGACATCGATGAGAACATGGGCAAGGGTAAGAACCGTAACGGCCGGACAGCCCGGATCCTTGCTAACCAGTTGCTGGACTACGGATCCTCAAACCTGCCCGGGGCTAACCGGCTGAAATATGTTGTCTACGAGAACCGGATAGCGTCCGGCACTTACCGGAAAACGTGGTGGACATGGAGACACGGCAATTGGGGCCACACAGCCCACATTCACATATCATTCACAAGTTACGCAGACCGCGACGGGTCAGTATTCCCACTCCCGATCCTGACGCGTTCACCGATCAAAAAAGCACGTTGGACACGCGACCTACGGAAAGCACGAAAAGCACGCAGATAACCGGTACTCTGACCCTCGAAAGGGGAACACATGACCGAATATATTAAACCCGGCGAAGCCGCCGAATTACTCGGTGTAAGCCGGGACTCAATTAGACGGTACGCGGACGCGGGCCAGATAGACGCCATTACCACGCCGGGCGGACAACGCAGAATCGACCGGCACAGCGTAGAAACCTACACGGGGAAACGCACCCGTATAAGTAGCACAGTGACCGTGATTGAACAGCCGTGCTAGGCGAGATCGTGTTGTGCGCGGCACTAATAACGACGCCGGCTTGCGTAGCGAACTCTGAAGAGGCGAAAGACTGGAAAGGCCACGAGCCTAGCCTGTACACAGGGAAGCATTACCACAAGAAATGGGCAGGGGTTCGCAAGTGCATTATGCACAGGGAGTCCCGCTTTAACTATAGGGCTCGGTCGTCGATTAGTACGGCAAGCGGGGCCTACCAATTCCTGGATTCACAGTGGCGAGTGAGCCTGACTCACATGATGATCAAGGAATCAAAGTCCACCAAAGACGGACTCATCCCCGATATTAAAGCTCTAAGGGATAAGCCGATCCAAAAATGGAACCGCTACTACCAAGACCGAGCTTTTTACACGGCGTGGGATAATGGAAGGGGGGCGGATCATTGGAACCTAACGCGACACGGATGCTGACCAGTTACCACGTTTTTGAGATGAGCGACCTAGACGTACACGGGCAAGTCCTCATAGTGCTCAGGGACGGCAAACCAACCCTCAGTTATAGGGAGTTCACGTCGCACAGGTGGAGCCCTGAAATCATGCCTAACACGCCGAATCCGTGAAAGTGCTTGACAGTGCGCCACCGGATCATAAAGATAAGGCCACGGACATACCAGCGGACGGGAAGCCGCAGACCTCGACCATATGAGAGCCGGGGATGTCTTCGAGTGGCCGCGTTTCTAGTGGCGCGGTCACTCAACACACTAGCCACTAGAACGAAAAGGGGAACAAAATGTCACAACAACAACAGGCAGTCGAATTAGTAATGCAGTCCGGTTTTAGAGGGCTTACCAGCAACGAATTAAGCCTCATTATTGGGGTGAACGTTCACAGGTGCGGGGCCCTCTTAAGCAAAGCGCACCGGGATAAGTCCATATACCGAGTTAGTACAAAGCGAGACGGGCAGAAGATTTACCTCTCGGAAGAATACTTAAACGGTAAAACCCATCAGGCCTACGGTTTTGGTGGAAGCAAAATGAAGCTCAAGGGCACATGGTCAGAATTGGCACAAAAAAGCAACACCGTGCAAGACCAGTTGCCTATAGAAACGTCGATTGTGCTATTTAAGGATGATCACTTCACATTAACGTGGAGGCCATAATGCAAGAACAGCCAGCACTGTTTGACCATATCGGCGACCTTAATCTAGACATGCCGCCACACTCTTGCACTGGCCTGCTCTGCACATACTGCGAACGGTTCAACCGTGAGGACGCCCACACCCTAGCCATGATTGACCCTAAATGGCGGATGTTAGCCACGATCTACCGCAAAAACATCGCGATAGGTGGCCTCATGACAGCGGATGACCTAATTGAGCACATAGGACTTCCGGCAGGTTCATCGAATCAAGTTGGCGCGCTATTCCGTTCATGGCATCAAGCCGGCCTCATCGCTTCACAAGGTAACTACGTGCTAAGCACACGGGAATCTAATAACAGCCGGTCGATTCGGGTCTGGAGGCGCACAGCATGAGCAACGAACTATTAGGCGTCATATGCCTAGCCATCGGCCTGACTATCGGCCTCGCATGGGGACGCCTAGGGGGTCGAGGATGAGCGGCTACAACTTAGACGGTTATATTGACGTCCCTAGCCGAATAAAGTTGTTCAAGGCAGCATACCCGGATGGTTCATTGCAAATGGATCGACCGGAGTTCGTCGAAGTTGAGGGCAAAAAATGGGTTATCGGACGGGCATACGCGTACCGCACACCGGATGATCCACGGCCCGGCATTGGTACGGCGTGGGAGATAGTCCCGGGTACGACACCGTTTACTCGTGGATCAGAGCTGCAAAACCTTGAAACGAGTTGTTGGGGGCGGTGCATCGGTGCCCTGGGAATCGGTGTGGATGCCAGCATCGCCACACTGGACGAGATCCAACACGCTAAAGAACGATCTAAGGTCATGCGCACGACACAAGCCGACCCGGACGACCCGTGGACAACACAAGAACCACACGTGTTTGTTGAGAAGGAAGGTGCTCGGAGCCTAAAAGCCACGAGCAAGGGTTCTTCGATGTACCCGGCGACAGCTGCACAAGTCAAAGCGATTCACGCAATCCTAGGCAAACAAGGCGTGAAAGAGGATCTCGACAAACTAGCCAAAGTCAACGAATACCTAACAGGGCACATGTCCGAGGCAGTCGCGTCAATCACTGACCTTGATAAGCACACAGCCTCCCAGTTCATAGACCACATACAAGCCAACCCGCCATGATGCTCGGAGTAGCGTGTGATGCCCTTGCGCTCGGATCTTGAAAGGGTAGGCGATTGACCAGTATGCCGGAGGAAATAGCACTGGCCTCGCGTAGCACAGGCGACACGCCCGACCTCGTAGGTAGGGTGAGTATTCCCGAAAACCAACCACCACAGAGGCGCGGTCTTGATTCATCAAGATCGAGGACGCGCCGATCCACTAGAGGAGAAACACAATGAGCAACTACGACACACACTGTACGCGCTCCGGTTGCGGATGCGACCACGTCAACTGCTACCGCGGCTGGATAGACAACACCAAAGGAACATGGCCCTGCATGTACTGCCGCGAAGAACTCACAGGACGATTAATGAGAGCAGACCAAGCCCGGGCTAAGGGCTACCCACAAGAGGCCATCTCTCGAATCATCATGGGCAAACAGAAAGCCAACACATGACCACCACCAGTACCGGCAGGGGTAGGAGCACAGCTGCATATCGCAACTGGGTCAAACAGGTGCTCGCAAAATGCGAACCAACATGCATCCGATGCGGCTACCCCGTCGACATGACCTTGCCAAGAACCCACCCCCAGGGTGCAAGCGCAGACCACGAACCACCCCTAGCCCTTACCGGCGACCTCACCCCCGGCCTCGACGGATCAGGAATCGCACACCTACACTGCAACCGATCACACGGCGGCAAACTCGGATCACAACGCGCCACCGAAAAAAGAAAAACGCAAACGAAAACAAAAACC